GATGATACAGATTCTTCCTGCGCTTGGGACTAGATTCACATCTAGGATTCTTGAAGCTGAAGCAATATTTGCTTTCCCTAGTGACGCAACTCCTGCGGTCGTAGCGTCAGGGCTAATAGCGTCCATAATTGACTCATCGATTGCTCTTGCAATTTCATGAACGATTATGTCTCTAATTTCGCCTTGGTACTTTGGGTTAGCTTGGTACTTTGCCCAATCAGTAATATCGACGGGATAAACTGCACTTCTATTAACGATTAAATCCGTACTTGTGATCAATGGCACTTGTGGATCGTATGCCTCATTATCACTTGTTAATATTTGCGCACGGCCTGGAGTTTTAAACTGTTGAACCTTAACAGTATCACCCCAACTCTTGATCTCACCTTCGTAAACATTTTGAACCAACGCCGCTATGCCGAGTTGTGGACGCAATTCCTTATAAAAATCGTTTGCCCACACCTCTTTTACTATCGGCGAGTATTCCGCTTTAGTTAACATTTTCTTTTCTCCTTTTTAAAAGGAAAAAAACTAATGAATTAGGCCTTCTCTTTGCATCTTTCTGACCGTTTCTTCGTATCTTTCTGGATGCTTTTCTCTGATCATCATTAAATAACCCATCGGATCGCTATGAAAGCTGGTAACATTTTCGACCACGGGAGTATGGTTATCAGTCTTAACTGCCTTAGTTCCTTTAAAATAAATCCGATTTAGTCTTTCGTCCATTTCGCATCTATCAAAAAATTCAGTTACACCCCTGACCGTCCCAGATTCTCTGTCATATTTTACTGCTCCATGCCCTGTTGCTCCGTACATCAAATCCCAATCGGGACAATTACGCTTTGAAGCCTCAGTCTCTAGTGCAATAGCAATATTGTCCAACTCTTCACGTTCCCTGTAAGAGGTAATTTCACCCCTTAGGTTTTCAATGACTTGATCCTTGTTGCCTTCTGCAAGTAGTCTTTCTTCCTCAAGTTTTTGTTTTTGTCTTTTGTGACTCTTAGATTCTTCTAATAGTCTTGCATTTGTTGCCTGTAACTTTTGAAAATCTTCAAACGATACAGTTTTTGGTACCACTATTTCTGGTAACCCTTCATCTGTTAACGCATCAACGTTCGTTGTCACGTCATCTAATTGTGCCACTTCTGGCCTTTTAATCGGTGCCACTTCTGGCGTGTTTTTTGTAGTCAAAATTTGCCCCCTTTTGCTACGATTTATCCAACTCTCGTTTTACTGCCCTTTTAAAAGTATCAACAAAACGCTTAGAGTTTATTATTTTATCAATATCGCCCTTCGACAAGTGGAAAAACGGTCTTTTAATAATATCTTTTGTGACCGTGTGCCCGTTTCTCAACACTGGACGCCCTTTTGAATCCCTTTGGATTCGACGGATGCCCTCTTCTGCTCCCCTGAGTTTACCATAATCATCAGACGAAACGCTTATAGTAATTGTATCACCGTTCGTCGATGCTACAAACATATTTTCTAACATATCGCCCGATAAAGTTAAATCAACATTTGTCTGACCCTTTTCCGTTGCGTAATTTTTTGCGTAAGGCTTAGAGTCTAAATTATACTCCTTACCCTGAGCAGTAACCCCTTTACCTGATCTTGTCCTGTTCCTTATTTGCTCCAAGATCACCGTCCCTAAAAGGTTTTTGTCCTCTTCCGAAAGTATCTTTAGGTTCTTCTTTAGCTCCTGATTCGCTGTTATTAACCTGCTCAGGCTCAGTGTTTTCGTTTGACTGACGATTGGCATTTTTCACCTCTTCCAGTTGTCTGATCATTTTCTCATCGTTATACGCTTGAATCTCATCTTCTCTTTGTCTAGCGTCTTGCTCTGATAAGTTTTCGTTGAACCTCATGTGTTTTTCATGAGGAAGTATGAACCCGTTTTCACCAAGATACACAATAGTTGAGGCTTTCTCTTTTTCAGTTGTCATCGGCTTTATTGTGTTAAATGTTAGCCTCAACTTATATTTTTTATCGTTGAGCAATTCCTTATTAACTGTCGGATACTCTTCTGGCCAGGTATTACTCTTTTTCATGTATTGAAGATATTTCATTATCACTTTAAAATTTGCTTTTTCTGAATTAACGTACCTTTTTTGTTGATCTTCAATATTATCAATAGTCTCTGAATCTGCTATTAGCCGATCAATCGCACTTGCGAAATTAGTCGCTGCTAATTCTCCACTTACTTTGTCAGTGGTTAAGTCATTAGTTGTTAATAGAATCCTAGTTATCGCTAGAGCAATGTCTAAATGCCCTTTCAGATCGGGATTCGGATTAGCAAACTCAAACTTGCTTTTTCCGTCACGGTTCGGGATCGCCACGACATGAGTAGGCCCTGTCTTGTTTATCGCTGGTGGAGTATCTCCATCATAGTAAACGACCGCTTGACCATACCCTTGAAGTGCTGCAATAGAAACAATGTCGGTAAAGATCAAATTGAGGTCTTTTGAAACCTCGGCTATCTCATTTCCGTAAGGGTAAAATTGGCCTTCCGTAGCCAGCTTCACCCCGACGAAAGGCATTGTCCCTATTGGGTTAACGCCGCTTACATTCTCTTCATTTTTAAAAACTGCATGAGCGAAAACAACGCCCTCTTTTTGCAATTTTTGGTCAACCATCGTCTGTTTGAGCTTTGCAAAAGTGAAATTTTGGTCTTTGCTCCACACTGTATAAATCCCCAGAACCTCGGAATTTTTAAAATTTGGGTCTGTTATGTCCCAATCAATGAACCTTTCAACATTGTAGTATAGTGACACGTCTTGCTTGAATACTATTATCTCGGCTTTTGTTTTTGTTTTGTTTGGAATTGCAGTAAAAAGGTTCTGAGGCAAAGGTTTAACCCTAATTAGCCCATCGTCACCAATATAAGTGAAAAGTTCGACGTAATTATGGTTAGAATATAGGTTATTTGCTTTTGCCATTACAGCATTAATATTTTCGTTTGTTTCCGAGATATCATCAAAAATAATCCCAAAAAGCTCGGTTAGCTCTTTATTTACTACCCCTTCAATGTCAACAATTTCCCTTGTCGCTCCTGCGGAATAGCACCGAGACAATTTTCTAATGATTTTACGGCCTATGGCCAAATCAATAACCGTCATCTCATTATAAGATTCGGGATATTTCTGGATTAAATCTTCTGATATAATCCTCTTTTGATTCCCGTTAACGATATTGTGCGCCCTTGTGTGTTTGTTGATTCTATCCGTATTTTCAGAAGATTCGACCATACCGACCAAGTAAGCTAGCATTTTAGGGTCTTTTAAGTTGTCCATTTATCTGATCCTCATAGTTTGAATTATCTGACTTTGTTTAAACTCGTCCATTCCATGCTCATAAACGCAATAATATTCCAGTGCAGATTGCGAGTGCGAACACCAATCATGAAGCGGCTTATCATTCTCTCCGTGTTCTTTCTCAGGAAATTTGTAGTTATCCATAGTGTCCACGAAAAAAGTTAAACTCTTAGATATTATAATCCGATCGCCCTCGCCAAGCAAGCGAACTGATTGTAAACGGTTCTTTATCACGTTTGGAAGTTTAAATCTTAGTCTAATTTTGTATCTGTCCCAAACCCAAGAAGCAATAGAATCGCCGCTGATTCGCTCCCTATTTCTCCCGTCGGGATCTCCATACCAACCCGAAACGTCACCTATTGTCAATTTCCACTTACTTAATTGTTCTGCTATTTTGTTCATAATTTTCGGAAAAATCGTATCTTGCGTTTCGAAATGACCTATAATGTAGACAATATTCCCATAGTCCTGCAGAAAAATGACGCTAGTTGGATCACCTATACCAAAATCCATCGTAACAAAAAGAGGATGATTTCTATTGTACTCAATTTCCTTATTAGCGTGTTTCTCGACGTCAAACCATTGATGTACCCTCCCCTTGGTAGATTTAGAGTACGAAATATCTATTTCTTGAGCAATTTGCTCTGCTGTTAAAAGCCCCTTCATCTTATTGTACCATTCTTGATTTTTGTTTGGATGTTTTTGCCAGTGGAGAGTTATTCTATCGATCTCGGTCTGCCATCTCAACCGTGCAAACTCGTTACCTTTTCCGTTAGGCGTAGAACCATAAATCAGAACATCAGACGTTTGAGATACAGCTTCTTGGACTATACTCGATCTTGGGACATGGGCAAACTCGTCTATAAAATAAATAGATTTACGACCACCTCTTCCTATATTGTCCCCACCTTCACCGCTTACGCTTGTGTTCAACTCAGGCAAATTAATCTGAAGGCTTTTACTGTGAATATTGCGGTTAAACGAATAAAGCCAATTTGGTAACTTGGCCAAGAGAAACCGCACCTTCTCAACCAAACTGTCCATGTCGCCGATCGTATCAACAAGACCTGCTTTCCTCGAACCTATCCCAGCACTAAAATTTCTTTCAGTGATCATCTTCCAAGTAATCCAACCCAGAAAACACCATGAAAACCCCATATCTCGACTTTTCTCAACTAACAAAGGACGTTTTAAATTATACGCTCTATCTATTGCGGCGATTAACTCCAACTGAAATTCCCACGGGCGAAAAGGCATAATTTTAACAGTTGCCCTTGGATCATAAGTAAAAAGGAAATACTCGAAAAAATATTTCCAATCATTATTGATCAGCAATTTCAACTTTCTTTGCAAAACTTCATCATTTTGCGCCATACTTAAAAGTTGCAATCGCTTTTTCATACTGTTAAAATCTGCTTATGAAAAAACAACAAATTGATCTGATTAAAAAGTATTTTGCTAGTGTAGAGGAAGGGATAGAAATTTTTTGCATCAAACTTCAACGGTGCCCCTCTTTTTTTCTTCAAGAAAAAATTAATTTAAAAGATTCCGTAGCTCCTCCGCAACTTGGTCAACCGAAAGATTCTCAATCTCCGAAGAAGTCAAAACAATCTTAGTCTCTGTTTTTGTTTCGGTCTTTTCGCTCCACCCGTGATTATTCTGCATCATGAATTTTGCAAAAGAAGCTGGTGCCAGCCCCGTCATCGTATTTGCTACAATAAAATCGTGTTGCAAGTTTTTCGCAATGCCCCAAGATAAAAGAAATTCGGGATGTTCTTTCTTCCATGTTTGAAGCGTCACGTCAGTGGTGAAGATACTCGCCGCAAAACCTGCGAAAGTAGGCGGTGGATTCGGGTATATTTTAACAGTTTTTCCAAGATTCCCGTTTTTCGTCATATATGGTTCCTCGACTTCCCTTGTTTTCGGTATAGAGAAATATTCAATCAGCTTTTCGCAATAACTGGGCCTATATTTACTTTTTCTTCCCACTTTTTGCTTTATTTCAACTCTTTTTGTCATTTTTTACCCCTTAAAATCAATAATACCATAAAAAAACATTAGATTTACAGTATTTCTTTTGTTAGTGTTTCCTTATCTTTTTTTTAACACTCCATTTAAAAAAAATTGTAAGAGGATAGTTTTTTTGATTATCCTCTTTTCTTTACCTTCCCCATTTGCAGTTTTTCCTTCAGAATAGCATCTAAACACTCTGCCTTTCCCGTAAAAATCATTTTGTCCTCAACCTTTAGCCAATCTAAAGACTCACTGTGTTGATAGCGCTTTGAAAACCACCGACTAAACCTTTTGCCTAATTTGTCCTTCATATCCCTAACTCCTGTTTTTATAAATGGTACACCCGTTAGTTTCTTCAATATCGTAATATTTGCTTTTTAAAAACAATGAGCAAGGAACCCAGTAAGTGAGATACCTTTGCGATTCCTCGTCAAAAAGATTTAAAACCTCTACATCGGAAGATTTTACCTCATAACACGCTACATAACCTTGAGGAAACTCATTGTCTGCGTTTGCCACAATAAAATTCCTAACTGATAACTTTATATCGCCCATTTTTACTCCTCCGTTTTATCGATCTCTTTTTTTGTTAATACACCACCAACAACCTCGAAAACGTCGTTTTTATCCTCTTCAAAAAAAAAGTATCTCGTTTGAATATAGTTACTTAGTGTTTTATTGATTCCTATTAAGATTTCTTCATCGAGCAAATCCGCTTCTAAAATAAAGTCATTGATATGACAATGAACTATATCAATAAGATCAAGTTTAGGAACTGGAACTGATTTACACCTATAAAATATTTCACCCTCTTCCACATCCTCCATCTCTTCTAAATCTTCTTCTGAGTAGTAATTATAATCGCTAACCCTGTAATAATAATCACACACGCCTACCTCTTTACAAACATCATTTAACATTGTTTCCCCCTTAGCCTATTTAGGCCGATTAATTTACTCAATTTTTCCTCTTTCGAATCTTCTCTAATTTACTTCGCTTTCCCAACATTTCTGCCCGTTCCCTTTTTTGCCTCAGAAATTTTTTTCTCCGTTCCTTCTTGCGTCTAAAAAACTCTTCTTTTTCCTGTTTCCTTTTCTCTTCCAATCTTCTTTTCACCCTTTCGCTTGATCCAACTTGGACAAAGAGGAAAATTATAATTGCAGAGCTTATTATTATCAACATTTCCCAGACCCGTTATTCTTGGATCTCCATTCTAAAAACTCTCTCGAAACCTTAAAAACTTTACTTCTATTTTCCTTCATACAAAAATATTTTGATTGAATGAAGTCATTTATTTTGGCCTCCATATCAGTTAAAAACTCTTTGTCGGACTCATGCAACTCTTTGAGTTCAATACATTCTGAAATGTGAGTAAAAACAAAATCCACCAAGTCAATCTTAGGAATCGGCACCTGATCGCAATGCCAAAATATTTCACCCTCTTCCAAATCTTGTATTTTTTCCCAACCTTCCTTTCTGAGGATTTCACAAGTTTTTACCCTACAAAAATAATCACAATTCATACGCTAACCCTCCTCTCTACATCATACTCATAAATCTATAAACTTTAGCGTGTTTTCCTGCCTTAACCCCAACTGGATAAAACCAACCATTATTACAAAGCGCTATTCCAAACTCAGCATCATTCGATATCGTATCATGTCTAATTCTGTTGTCGGTAGAAGCCGTTTTAATATCTATTAAAAAATAAGCTCCATTTCTAATAGCAACAATATCAACCGAATTGTCGCTTTCGTGTTTCTCATTTACTGTAAATCCTTTCTGTTTTAACATTTCTCTAAAATCACTTTCAGTTTCCATTTTCAACCCCTTATTTGACTTAGGATTATTCCTAATGTTCCCTTCTGTTCCCCCACCAAAATAACCAAGACACTCCTTACAGCAGTTTTCCCTTACCCACATTCTCTCCGCCAACAAAGAGGCAATCATTGCATCTTTGTTAATTAACTCCATTTCTAATTGATCTCGGTCTTTGTCAACCATTTTTCACCTCAATTTAGTCTACGATTATTCCTAGAATTTTTCTTATTTCAAAATTAAACCCGTCATATTTTTCTTTCTCTATTTTTCTCAATAATTCATCTCTTCGCCAAATCTCGTATTCTAACTCTCTTATATATGCCCTCAGCGTTTTGATTTCGTCCTCACTCATTGCAAACCTCTCCTGCGTACTTTAAAATTCTCTGTCTAAAATCTAATGGGTTATCGGCTATTTGAAAGGCGGCGTGAGCAGCTACATGAGAGGCGATATCTTTATGAGCAACAACCTTTAGAATAGCATGAGCAGCAATGTTTGCGGCAACGTGAGAAATACAAGCGTTGTGTTCTGTTTCAACAACCGCTTGACACGATTCACGGATGATAACGTCTGTAACCTCTGATTTTTCTACCGCTTCAATAGCTCGTCTTGGCCTAAGATCCTTCGGGTAAATTGCCTCAAATTTTGGCAAAACTTCCTTTGCGCAAAATATTGCTATTTTCATATTCTGTTCTTTTGAGAGTGCCCTAAAAAGCCAAATTGCCCAAGGTAAAAAATGTTCACCAACTTGCACAATAATTTCCTCAAAGTTTTCACTTTTAACATTTTCCTCATACCAGACCAATCCTTCCTTACACGGGTCTAATTTTTTCAAATCATCAATAGTAAATTTCATTCTTGCACCTCACAAATTTCTTTCACATAAGTTAAAACTCTTTTTTTAAAGTCCTGCGATTTACCCCTACTAATATTAATAGAGGCAGTAGCAGCCTCAACAGTGCAGCGTGTGGCAAAATAAGTATAATTATCATCACAAGCGGCGGCGGCGGCATAAGCGGAAGCAGATGCGTAAGAGGCTTCATTAAATGCTTTTGTGTAAAAAGAAGCAAAAGAAGAAACATATTGGTCAACATTCTTAAAGTTTTCTGCTGCTTCTATCGCTTGCCTTGGCCCAAAATCGTTAGGGTGCTTCGCTTCAAAAATTGGCAAAACTTCTTTTGCGCAAAATAAAGCTATTTTCTTATTCTGCTCTTCCGTTAATGCCCTAAAAAGCCAGATCGACCACAACCAACAATGATCACCAACCTGCACAATAACATCCTCGAATTTTTCACTTTCAATATTTTCCTCATACCACCATAAGCCTTCTTTGCATGGCCCTAATTTCTTCAGATCTTCAATTGTGAATTTCATTACACACCTCAATTTTATCTATTTTAGTCTCACTCCAGAAAGGGCCATTAACTTGGCTAAAATAAACATATAGCGGCCCTGTTAGTTCTAGCTTATCGACTATAGGGTTAACTACGTCCAGCTCCATCGTTCTTTGTTCTACGGGAAAACAGATATCATCCTCGCAAGTAAGTTCTTTTCCGTAGTGAATAAACAGTCTCTCCATAGGCCCTTGAATATTCACTTTAAAAGGCTGCCTGTAACAATCGGTCAATATTTTTTCACCTTTTCCACAACCAATAAACAAAAAAACTAAAAGTAAATATTTCATAACAACAAACCCCTTAGCGTTTTAATCGCTTCAATCTGGACAATACATTTTTCCGCATATTCCCACTGACCTAATAGTTCAAAATATTCCTGTATCTTCTTAGCGTTATCTTCATATTGTGTTGGAAAATCAATTTTAAGATCATACGAACCATCCTTCCTCCACCTCTCAATTCGCCTTGACAAATCTTGTTGACTGCTTAACTTACCCAACTCTTCTTTGATTAATTTTTGCAATAACTCAATCATTTTCTACACTCCTAAAAACAATTTCGTTTAAATTTCTTTTTTTCACGGCCACACCTCCAATAAATGTCCAGCTAAATATACGGCGAGAAGTACCATTGCCATAGGTGCTGCGTTCCTTTTCCAGCCTACCTGTCCCCTTCTCCACCGCCAAAATAAAGCGGAAATTGTTTCACCATAATACAACCACCAAACAACTTCCATAGTCAAAAACAACATGCTAAAAATTAGCATGGCCATAAAAAAATTCTCACTCGCAAAAATTAAACAAATTACTAGAAAAATTAAAATACTAATTGCCACCGTCATTCTTCACCTCTCCTGTAAACCCTTTAATTATTTTTTTTAAATTCCTCACTTCTTCTTCCAACTCTCTTATTATCTCTTTTTTACTTTTTGATCTTTCATAGCTACTTGGCATTTTAGAAGTAACATCAAACAACAACACTCTTCTTCCTGTAACTGGACAAGAAACCTCCTTGACTTCATACACCGCACCCATTTTCACAAGCTCAGTAATGCGATTCCTAACTGACTCAGAAACACCGTTACCAAGAGCTTTCTGTACTTGCCCACCCGTTAATGGCCCAAAATTAAAAAGATACTCGTAAACTGCTAGTCTTTTAGACGATAGCACTCCGCTTCTCAGTATCTCTCTATACACGTCCATACTTGTTAATCTCATTTATTCGCCTCCAAAAAGGTTTCAATCATCATTGCGTAAGTGCATCGTCCTTTGGATTCTTTAACTATCTCCCTCATTTTTTTAATGCTCGGAAGATTTTTCAATCTCGCCCATTGGTGCGAAGAAGTTCGATCACACCCAAACCGTCTCCCAAATTCTGACGGCCCTCCGTTTTCTTCAATCAATTCTGGTAAAGTAACTTGTTTTTTTATTCTCATCTTTTTATTCCTTTTTAAATGTAATTTTCTAAATTCTCTTTTGTAAACGAAAAAATCGGAAAATTAATATTTAGTACGCTATTTTCAAAAATCTTTGCGAAAAAGTCAAATATAAAATCATTTGCTTCTTCTAAATGTTGAAAAGATTTTATCAATTTATGATCTTCCGTGATGTCCCACACTTCAAAAAAAAATAAAGTTCTTTTAACAACTAAAATATCTTCAATCCATTCGTCGCAAAAACTCATAACGAGTTCTTTATAGCTAACCTCTTCTATTTGGTTAGTTTTTCTATTTAACATAAAAACCCTTTGTTCCTTTTCCATTAAAATTCCTCCTATTGTTTAAATTCGATTTCAATATCACTACAATTCTTCAGTATCCTGTTTTCCTGCGCTTCTCTTTTTGAACGATTTAACTGGCCCTTGGCCAATTCTCTCAACTGCGCCCTCACCGTATTTACCTCATTATAAGTGATTGCGCATAAATCAGCCCACCTTCCAAACTTTTCCACGACCACAAAGTTTGGCCCTAATTCTTTTTTTACCTCCTCGATTCTTCCAGGCCCAAACTTTGAAATACAGCTAATAATATCCGAAGCTATCACATTTGCTAGGTCGATTGTCGAATCGCTAAAACCCTCCAAATTCTCGATTATTTCCGCCAACCTAGGGAAGTATATCAATCGACGGTGAAAACCTCTCAGAATCGAAATTATCGAACCTAGGGGGTATGTTTCAAGGTGATTCACATACCCGACAAGCCGTTCTTTCTTTTGCTCAGTGCCCAAAATAACATCAAGTGCGACAAGTTCATCGTAAATTCTAGCCTTTTTTTCATCTTGCGTTAAATTCATTTTTCCACCCCCCGAAACGGATTTTCTGCAAACATTTGCGCAACCGATTTTTTCCCTTTTGCAAAATTTTTATTTTGGCCAATTTCCAAATAATCTTCCCAAACCGACACAAAACTAGAAAATTGTTTTATGAATTTTGTCTCGGTTCCAGCAACCGAAGAAGCGTAATTTTTTACTGCCAACAAAACTTTTTCGTAGATTTCTTGGTTTTTAATAATTTTCCGTAAACGAGCAATTCCAATTTTTTTACCTTCCTTCCTCGGATACTCTAAATAAATAAAATCTAGGTCAAAGGTATCTTTTTCTTTTTCTTTGTATTTATCCTTGTATTTGTCCTTGTCCTTGTATTTGTATATATCCTTACACCCATTTAAGGGGCTATTAAGCCCCTTAATTTCCATGACGCAACTGCTAAATTTATCAATTTTGCTCATCACACTTTTATGAACCCTGTTATTTTGATTAAGTTCCCCGTACTGAAAATCAATAAAACTTTGTATAAGGTAGCGTTCATCTCCGATGATTTTTAGCTTCTCGGCAAATACTCTTTCAATATCAACCTTAGTAATATCCTCCCCTATATGGAATGACATTGCTTCAAAATCGGCTAACCATATCCCTGCATGGTCACACTTATCTATCAGGTAAATCCATGCACATTTATATTTAGGCTCAAGTTTTCTAAACCAAGCGTGCCCCCATTTTTCTGTATCCGTAAATCTTTTTGTCATTATATACACTCCTTTTTCTAGTTGCTTAAAAAACTACAAACAAAAAAAGATCATGTCAACAAAATATAAATTTATTTTTGTAAATTTAATTTAACAAAAAGATTGACCAACCAGTTTTCATTATATAAAGTGAACCATCAATTAAAAAACAAAGGAGTTTTAAAAATGGAAATGGGAATCGAAAACTTTGTACTTGCTGATGGTTCAGAAGTAGTTTTACCTTCACTTATTGAAGGCAACTACTCGAACCACTTTAAAGACAATTTTACCAATGAAGAACACCACTCAAGCTACGAAGCGATTAGTTCATCGTCGCTTAAAACAATTATCGACTCGCCTTTTAGCTATCTGTCTGCTTTAAAGGATAGACAAAATGGGATACAGAAGAAGCCGACCGCTTCAATGAAATTTGGAACAATCGCACACATGATGATTTTGGAACCTGAGAAATTCAGAAAGCGATTTTTAATTGCTCCGAATTTCGGCGATCTTAGGAGTAAAGAAAACCGATTAAAAAAAGAATTATGGACAATGGAAACCCCAAAAGATTCAGTAATATTTAATACAATAGACGAGTTCGACGACTTTACGGGCGTGGTTAATGCTATTGCAAAACACCCAAAAGCAAGAAACATTTTCAAAGAAGGAGTAGCTGAGACTTCTGGATTCTATAAAGATGAAAAAACTGGATTGCTTTGCAGAATAAGACCAGATTTTATTTCTACCAGAAAAGATTTAAATCTTTTCCTCGACTTTAAAACTGCTAAATCATCCGCATATCGAGAGTTCCAAAATCAAATATGGGCGTATAGATATGATATTCAATTAGTAATGTATAGAGAAGGAATCAGGGCGATAACTGGAAGCTATCCAGACGCAAGTGCGTGGGTGGTAGTAGAGAATAAAAAACCTTACGAAGTTGCCGTTTACGAAGCCGATTACAAGTTAATAGAAGTAGCAACCGAATGGTATCATTTCGCCCTAGCACTTTTGAAAAAATGTATTGTGGAAAAAAACTTTCCACAAAGGCAGAGAGAGATTCAGAAAATGGGCCTTCCGATTTATGCAGAAATGGAAGTTATCCCGACAGATTTTTTAAACAATAACGAAGAGGAGAATTAAAAAATGGAAAATCAGTTAGTAGAAACAAATCAAAATTCTGGCCAGGTGATCGAGTCAAGCCGAGCGATTCAAGAAGTAAAAGCCGAGTTGCAAATGGCCAAAATGTTCCCTAGAAACGAGCTGGAAGTTGCACAAAAAATCAGTGTTGCTTGCCAGCGTTTCAGTCTTGCAAGCGTGTCAATGTACTCTTTCCCAAAGGGTGGATCAACCGTATCAGGGCCATCGATCCGCTTGGCCGAAACACTCGCCCGATGTTATGGAAATATTTCCTACGGCTTTAAAGAGCTTGAGGCCACTCACGGCAAGTCAATTATCCAAGTGACAGCGTGGGACAAAGAATCAAACGTGCGAGCTGTTAGAGAGTTTGTTATTGAACATAAAATCAGAACATCAAAAGGCGAAAAGATTTTAGTTGACCCAAGAGACGTTTACGAACACGTGGCTTCTCAAGCTCAGAGAAAAGTTAGAGCTGTTATTCTTGAAATTATTCCAGCCGAATTTGTCGAAGATGCCGTTGAAATGTGTAAAATCACTCTGAAAAAAGGAATGTCTGAAGGCCCATTGATCGATAGAATAAAAAAAATGATTACTGCGTTTGCTGCACTTGGAGTAAACGAGGAAATGCTTTCAAAAAGAATCAATCATGGCCTTGAAATTTGCACCATCGACGAAGTTGTTGAGCTTCAAAAGATTTACGTCTCGCTGAAAGACAATGCGACTAAAAGACAAGATTGGTTTGAGGTGAAAGGGATACCAAATACCGATAAAACAAGCGAACTAAATAAGAAAATTTAATAATAATTTAAGGAGAATTTAAAATGGAAACAGAGTTAATAGATGAAAGAAGAAAGGAAATTGAGGCTTACTCCCCAATGTTACAAGTGTTGGATAGTCTAAAGGAGAGGCATTTAAACGTCATAATCGACGTTTCTAGCGCTAGTGGAATGGCATTGGCGAAAGAAGGTAGGAGAGAGTTAAAAGATCTCCGTTTGTCACTTGAGAAGGCAAGAAAGGCAGAGAAAGAAGATTCTTTGGCCTGGGGAAGATATGTAGACTCTGAAGCTAAGAGAATTTATGACGTTATCTTTCCAATGGAAGAGCGTTACGATTTTGAAATCAAAAAAGAAGAAAAGCGTATTGCAGATGAAAAAGCCGAAAGAATTAGAATCTTAGAGTTAGAGATACAAAAAAAGAAAGAAGAAGAAGCTGAAAAAATTCGTGCTGAAATGGAAGAAAAGTTAAAAGCTGAACGACTCGCCAAAGAGGAAGCTGAAAAAAAACTTGCAGAAGAACGTGAAAAGATGCGCCTAGAACGAGAAGCGTTCGAAAAAGAAAAGAAGATAATCGAAGAGCAGCGACTAAAAATTGAGAGAGAAGAAAAAGAGAGAATGTTGAAAATTGAGAGAGAAGAAAAGGCCGCACGACTATTGAAGGAAGAATCTGAACGAGCTGACCGATTAAAAAAAGAAGCTGAGTTAAGAGTTATCAGAGAAGAAAAAGAAAAAATTGAAGCTGAAGAACGCCGTATCGTTAGAGAGAAGGAAGAAAAAGAAGCTGAAATCAAACGCCAAATAAATCTGAAAAAAACTAATGAGCTAGATGGGATTAGCCTTCTTACCGCCTTCTTGATAAGATACGAAGAGGACGAATTTTTTTCGCCTGTAATTGTTGCTATAAAAGAGTTCCTTGGTTAATAGGAAAAAAATGGGCTTTGAATCAAACGAAAGTTGTATAGTTTGTAATTTTTTTGATGGTGGGAGCGTATGTTTCCACCACTTAAAAACTCAGAAAAGCTACCCTGAACATAGAAAAAAACGGTGGAATTTAATACCTGTATGTTTGCGCTGCCATAATAATTTTCACTCAAAGGGAACCGTTTACATGGCCAACAGTTATCCATCTGTTCAAAAATGGCTATTAAGTAATAATTGGGAGTTTTGCACTTTGACCGAAAAATGGCGTCACAAAGATGATTAAAAGACCGATAAAGGTTTCAAAATAATAGCTATAAATAAAAAAATTAACAAAGCGACCAGTATAATTTCATCATCATCATCGTTCATACTTAATCTTGTGGTGCCCGACAAGCTTCTATATTTTCTTTTACTTTTCCTCTTAAATATGTCGCAAAATCTTCAATATCTGGCCCGATAACTCCATCACAATAACTAAGCTCTCTAGGAGCCGCAACAAAATCATCACCGCAATTTTTATCTTCAATTTTTGTCATTTTGTTGAAATCATAACAATAGGTAAAACAAGCGTTCTGCTTAAATGAAATAGTTTTTACAATCGTTGGCCGAAAACTAACACAAGATATCACCAATAATGGTATTGTAATCATCCACATCCTTTGCATTTTTCAACCTCTTTATTTGGATCTCACCTTTTTTATTGTCGTAAATCAATTCACCTTTTCTTATAATTGCTTCAATCATCGGCTTTGCTACTTCATCAAATAAATTTTCAATAATATACTTAATTAACCAACCTTTAAACCCAACCGCTAATTTAGTACCGAGAATTTTTTTTATTGCTTGTGTGACAACTTGGCTTTTTAACCAAGGTACAATTTTAGGTTTTAAGACCGCCCAAAATAGGGCGATCTTTTTTTTTAAAGCTAGTTTATTTTCCATCAATTTTTTTTAGTTCTTCATCGATCATGCCTTTGATCATTGCATAAAAATCATCAACCTTGTTCTCAGTTCTTTTTGAAATCCTTAGAACCATGTCTGAAACTTCCAGTACCACAATTTCCAACACTTCTCTTGATACCTGTTTACCTTCTTCTTTCAATTTAGCAAAAGATGCCTTTAGTTCTTCTTCCAAAATTGATTTAAAATTCTGTTCCATCATTTCTATCCTTGTTAGAGTTATCATCTATTGTATTTTGTTTTTGCCAGATAGAGAAACTTTTTTTAAAAGTTTCAATGGTAAAATTTGGACAAGTTTTATTACTGTTAAATTGATAGTGACAAAAAATGTTTTTCTCTGTTAGATTATAAACATCCAAAGTAACGTCAACTAAGTTGAAAAGAGCTTGTTCCTGAGCTAGACTAAATTTATTAATACCATGTAAGCAGATTCCTATACTCGTAGCGTTGTGCCCTTGACAATGCGCACCAATCGCTGAAATCTTTCTTCCTTCTTGGATTGTCCCGTTTTTATTGATAAAAAAATGATAGCCTACATCCGAAAAGCCTCTTTCTAGGTGCCATTTTCTTATTACGTCGATTGAGTCATGTTTAGGATTGTCAGAAGCAGAGCAATGAAGAATTATCTTGTCAATCTTTCTCACTAACTTGCCTCACCGTAGATAGAAATATGAAATCTAGTCTGTTGATTCTGCAAAGATTTAAGCTCTACAACCAGAAAATCATTCTGAAGTAAAGTATTATCAGAAAAACTACCCTCGCTTGAAGTAGCATTTGCTCCACTTGTGGAAGGAAGTGAAATATTAGTTGTTAGCATACTTGAAACTGAAGCTAAACTTGACCCTTTTAGTAAGTCTATTTCCAAATTCCCCGAATCCCCAGCAACCTTTAAACTTGAAATCGTGGCACTAACGATATTACAATTAGAAGGTACTCTAACAACAGCTAGCTGACTGAAATCCTCGTGTTCTTTTATCGCATTATTAACGATAAAACTATCTGGTCTGTTTTCTGCTCCACCTTGATTGCTTGATATTGTGCCCGAATCGGTGGTTCTATCCCATTTAATGTTAAATGTGGTGCTGTCACTAAATAACGTTGTACCAATAACCCTTACGCTCGTTCCTGTCGTATCGTGGGCCATAAAATCCCCTACTTTGACACCTGTTTTCGTGTAAGTCGAATCACTGTTACCAGTTTGCAAAATATGATTATGATCCCCGTCGTGGTTATGAGAGCTAAAAAGATTAGCTTCAAGTTGACCGATGGTTTTACCTGAGCTTGCCAAGTTCCTTAAAAATCTATTTCTTGCGTCTGGAAGCGTTGCCCCGTAAATAGATGCGAGCGTTTTCCCTGATACTGATTGACCTGTGATTAACTCCCAATAATCCGCTTCAAGTCTTGCGCTGATCTGTGCTGAAGTCATTAGATAGCTTCTAATTTCTCCTGCCCGTGGAATCATTGCCATATCAATCACTTGGTCTATTAAAATCATCTTGTTTACTGCGCCTTCGCCAACAGAAATCCTTGTTTCATGTGATATAAAGTTATCTCTGATTATTTCCCATAGCGATTTAATCACTGGCTTTCCAACCTCGATCTTACTAGCGTCAATTTCTGTATATGCCATATTTACCCCTAACTTATTATATAATTTCCCCAGTTGTCCTCATCATTATCTGGTAACTCTGTTTCGTCGTCAACAATGTACCCGTAATAAAGTTTTTCTTCCTCGTTTGCCGTTGAAAAATCTGGTGCTGTATCGGGTGCAATTCGTGCAGAACGAGAGAGACTATTCCCTAAATCAGTAAATTCTACAGTTGTATCCTCTCCGTTTTTTGTAATGGACGATAAAACGCCGATTCTTTTTGTGAAAATCGCCCCAAATCTAGTATAAATTCGGCGTAAATCAAGAACAATTTTTTCATTTATATCGAAAATAGAAAAGTTTAATTTGCCCCTAATTTTTATTATTGAATTGGTTAATGAACTAAAAAGCAAAAGTCTCTCTGTTATCTCTTCCGCTTCCGTCCTGTTGGCCAAATGCAAATTATATTCTTTCGTTGCCGTTCCCTCGACAATATTGGTTACAAACTCACTCGTAATTTGCGTGGCACTAGACCCCGAATTGTGCGAAAGATAATCGGCATCAAAAAAACCAAACCTAGCAATGATTGTTTTTAATATTTCCGTATCACTTGAAATCGTATAGCTTAAATAATCATCCTGTGTGATCTTCGCAATATCATCAGGAATTGAACTATTTAACGTGTTATATACCAACTCAAAGTCTTGATTAACGGCCAAATTTGCCAAAACACTTTGGTTTACTAAACTTATAATGTCTCTATATTTTGACATTGAACCTGTTTTCGTTAAAGGAAGTTTTAAGTCAATTACATAGGGACAATCTACGTTTGCACTAGAAAAAGAAACACTATTTATATCAGGTATCCCTGCCATTTCTAATAAATCTTTCACAACGTCTGCGCCTGTCTTTACCCAAGCTAAATTTTTTTCCTTCCCATAGCAGTCTACCGTAACGATATCGCTATCATCAAGATACTCGACATTTTTTATTTTTGCTGTTCCTGCTATAGTCGAACCTGTGTAATTCGTTCTTAAATGCAAAGTGCTTTCATTAATAACTTGTAAAACTTCATACCAAGATTGGTGATTAATATCCCCACTTTGAATCCAGTCCCGTGACCTAATTTTCTCGAAATTCCCACTTGTTACGGTTACGATTCGAGAAAGGTTTGTAAATGTTACCGATCCCCCTAATACTAACGTAGGCGTGTGACTAATTTCAGCATCCTCGGAAACCGTTAACTTGCAGTAGGTATTTTGATTGTCGATAGAGTAAAGAGTAACTGGAATTTTCTTTCTATGAAAATATAGTGCCTCCACTGGATTCCTAGTAACCGTTGTTCCTATCGCTGGAGAACTATTTAAGTTTTGCCATAGTGTAACCGTGTTGGTTGAAATCAGTCTTATCCGTGCCGTTTCTGTGCCAATAAGCAAATAATCATCTTCAAACATATCTGAAGCACTGGTTAGAACAATTCTATTTAGCTGTTCCACACTTGAAACAGTTGTCGTTGGCTCCCTCAATTTGTGATTAGCTATATAATAAATTCGATTGTATTCCCTGTAAGGTTTTTCTGGTTTTACAATATAATCCGCACTACTAAAAGTTAATCCTAGAGCTTCACTGACTGTCAAACTTGTGTCGCTTTCTACTGAAGATACACAAAATTCCCATGAGATCCCATTTACATTCGCTTTTATAGTATCACTAGGCGATAAATCTGCTAAAAACTGTGTGCCAACTCCTGTGACTGTTGTCCCTTCTTTTGCACCCGATATAGTTCCAGATTCCTGCTTTCCTTCTAAAATTTGATCCACGCTTTGAATGTGTAAACCTTTTGTTTTGCCGTAAACAATCCGTTTATTCTGGCCAATTATATCTTCAGATATTCGTCCATCGGCATCAGAATATAATTCTGATACTGCGCTATCTCTTAGCTGATAAAGAAAATCCTTTAGGCCAAACGCCACGCTTGTACTTGTGTACGATTTATCTTTAATTACGCCTTTGAAAATTATTCTGTGCCCGTTTGGAGAGTAGGAAAAAACTTTTACGTCTTTATTTTCCCAAGTATATAAATCGAAAATGCTATCAAAAAAACCATCAGCATTATGGAATGATACTCGCCCACTGTTTTCAATAGCAACGCCGACAAGATCGGTATTGTCTACTGATTGCTTCGCTTGCGGTGCGCTCATTAATCTGTTTTCGTAGTGTACAATTTCCCCTGAAGCTAAATCATAGGGTAAATCTATGGAAGTATTGCTAAAAAATAATCTAAAATCGCCCCGTATCGCCTTTGTTGAGGGATCTGCTCCATCTGTGCACCTTATGTATAAATAACCTTCAGTAGCGTGATAATACCACTCCCCAGCGTTTAAAATAGGGCCAGTCCCCTCAGTTAAATCAGTTGTGCATTGACAAACGCCAATAGTAAACCTTTCTACTCTTCTATAAACCGCCCCAGCGTACAATTCCCATGTAATTAATCTTTTACTAGCATGTGCCCACACTAGAGTTATTTTTTCAGAAACGGGATTTTGTGCGTGCGCCTCAAACGTCATACAAGGTTCATAAGCTGTGCAATTCCTGACCCGACCGCTCCACTTCCTATGCAAATGGCCGTTAACTTCGCTAAACTTACTTTCACCTGATTGATTTTTTCATTACATTCAATTTCATGTTTGCATTGCATCTCAAGAATCTTTTTTATTTCCATTCTGTTTTCTCTAATTTCTTCGATGATTAACTCTTCCATTACTTGACCCCATTCAAATTAAAATGATTTATTAACAATCTCTTTAAATCTTCTACACCTTTATCATCAATAGCAACTATCAATTTATATGCAGTTGCTGGCATCCCATCGTTAAGAAGTCCGTTAATCTCTGCAAAAGTAATCCTCATGGCTTTTATTTCTTCGACTGTTTTACTTTCGATGTAATTGTAACCCCTAACGATGTCCAGTGCCTCGCTACAAATCTGCTTTATCTTTCCACCTGTGTTTTTTAATACAACTAGCTCATTTTGCTTCGTCATTTTTTCCAAGATCACAATATGCGCCGTTTCAATCTCTACAAGTAAACTTTCTACTTCTGAATAGTTTTCATTATCAAACAAAAGTTTGATCCAAATTGCTACGTTAGGGTAGTCAACATGAACCGCCCTAAATGCTTCATCAAAATAAATCATAGCTTCAATTCTTTTTTTGATATCTTCGACTCTTTCTTTCTCATCTTTAATCATCTGCGCTTTATAAGTAGCAAAAACTTCATTCATACTGGCAAGCGTTGGCATTGTTAAACTCGAATGTATAACAACATTGTCGTACATCGACGAACTAGGATTATTTAACAAAATCCACTTTTCTTCTGTATTTGGGATCGTCGAAAAATCAACCATTAATTCCAAGATAGTAAAAAAAATGTTATCAATAGTTAATTTTTCCATTTGATTTAATGTCATGTTTACTCCAATTTAGTTATTTTGATTGTGCCCATGTATTCGTCCCCACCACTACTCGCCCCCTTAGTCCTAAACTCCATAGTTGTTACACCTGTTAAGGTTAAAGTGAAATGGGCATCTCTAAACGGTATGCTATCTCCTGTCATGTTATATATTAAGTTAAGCAGCTCAACAATTTGAGAACTGGTTCCAGTATTATACAACTGCAAACTCAACCACCCAGTAGTGCTATATGCGCCTACTGGCACACCTAAGGCATACTTCCCTGCTGGCAGGGTTAACCTATTAGAAGCTACACTAGCACCTATCGAGTCCCCAGTAACAGAGCTTAAGGTTTGCGTCTTATAGGAAGTTGTACTTGATATATAGGTATTTTCATAAGTAGCATGAACTCTTACATAAGCAATTCTTTGCGCTGGCATTGCCACAACTAAACCACTCTCTAAAGTTTTGCCCCAAGTTGGCTTTGAGTCTAGCTCTACGTCCCCAGAAACCATTGCAAGATTGCTTGCACCAGAGGCGTATAAATAAATAGCAGACCCCGAGACCGAGGAATCTATTGTGCTATAATAACCAACCCCTTCATTTGCCATTACGGCCGAAACCGCTTGTCCGTTGGTATATCCAACCTTAAATGCTACACCAGAAACAGTTAGGGTTATTGAGCTGACAGCAGTGCTGATCCCACCTCTAATATTAAATCTAAGCCTATGTGTTCCATTAACAGTAGTATAATAAGTACCTACGGCCCTAGTAGTTGTCCAGTTAGTCCCTGTTACAGTTAAATCAACTTGCTCTTCTAACGCCTGTTTTGAAGCCGAGATAACGTGCGCCGTAGTAGCTGTTTCGACGATGTTTAGGTAATGATACGCTGGGGAATTAGATAGCGTGGACGATACGTTAGTTCTAACGCTTAATATATCGCCAACAGTAAATTCACCTTTCTTTGAAATATAAGTACCAAAGCAGAAATTTTCAGTTGTGCTAGACCCTACGGTTAGGGACTTATACTCTGAACCATTTTTAAATAAAGCTATTGCTCGTCCTGTTGCAGTAGTAAAATAAGTTCCCGTGCTAACAGTTATAACTGAATCACTTTTTTGTACTGTGTAGTAATGAGTATCCCCTGTACTTGTCCAGCCTGTGCCACTACCTGAGAAATGAATATCCTCTGTGTCAGCAGTTATTGTTCTACCGTCATTCCCCTCTAGCTTAATTGAATTAATATATTGAAGATCGATCGTTTTCCAAGGTGCATCAGTAAACTCGATATCATCAAAAACTAATGTCGCCGCTTCTCCTGTAACAATTTGAAATCGAATTTGTACTTGAGTACATGAGGATAAAACATATCCAACTACTTTACCAAAAGAAGCGGTAGGCGTTAATAATAACTCGCCCATCGAAACCGAGTTGGTAACATCGTAGAAAATTGCTTTTATATAGTTAGCAGTTCCCGAATACTTGTATTGAAATTCTATTCCGTTTTCTTTGTTCCAAGCTCTTTGCGGTACTGTTATTGTCGGCGAGATCACATATTCATTAGCTGCACTTGCTTGGTTAGTTAATTTAAAACTTTTTAGTCCATTTAAGTTTGCGCTTGCCTCTTCTGTGAATGTTGCATTTGTTATATTTGTCGTGTCCCAAGTGCTAATTAAATCATCATCAGCATTTAATGCGCCATAGATGGCACTTCCACCGCTGCCGCCGCCTCCTCCGATGGATATTAAAGCTCCATCTTTTACCCCATAATATTTTTTTGAATCACTTGCGTAAAGTAATTCACCGTTTGTTGCTGTTGCTGCGTAAGTAACCAGATTAGCGTCTGTGTCGGTTTTACTTATAATCTTAGAAGCTGATATGCTTTTATTGGATACGACTTGAACGCTAGAAATATCTATAATCTCTTTCTCGCTCCCTTCAGGCCCTATTTTAAACTTACTGGCCAAAGCATCTTCGTAGACGAAAGACCCATTTACTCCACTTCGTTCGACCGTGATCCCTGCGCCCTCTGCTGTTACATCATTACCGCCATTGTTAATAGTTATATTACTATCCGTCACTTCAAGCGTAGTGCTGTTAACTGTCGTTGTAGTCCCTGCAACGTTTAAATCCCCACCAATATTAGCGTTACCAGACAAGTGCAAATCTTTAAATTTTGTTCCCGTTGCCCCTATGTCTCTCGTTCCCGTAGCTTCGGGCATGATGTTTTGGGCAAAAGTTTTGCCGCTAAGTTGCTCAGTCCCATCAAGTGTAGCTATAACATTTTTTGTTACACCCCCGTCATGCGACAATTCGAGTTTATGTGTCGTCTCATTACTATTTAACTGTGATCCACCGATGTTTATTTTTTTATCATCGACTGACCCCGTTTTTGCGATCGTTACACTGTCATTTTCAATTAGTTTACTCATGTTTGGGCCTCCACTGTTTCGGCAAGCGTCCAAACTCCTCCGATTCTTTTTTCATGTTTAAAAACTCCACCATCAAGGTGCATACGCCACGATCCATCTGTAGATTCATCACCAAAATAAAGATATCCTGCAACCACAACGCTTAAAGTTGTTGAAGTTGGCACTGTACTACTTGACTGCCCGTCAAAAAAATCAATTACTCTCACTGTCCCCCCCTCTTTTGGGCCATACAATTTAAACCCGTGACCACGATTTACCCCATTTAAAACATTTTCATGCGGTTCTATCCAGCCCAGATAACTCGATTCTAAAAAACTGTATCCGCTACTCGATAGAACCAATTTGTAGTTAGTCAGATCAAACAAATTAACGTAACGATCAAAAGAAAACAATAGATACCCATAATGGTATTCGTTGGCCGTAAACCCTGCCCCTGTAACAATTTCAGCCCACGTTAAACTTTTTGAGATGATAACCTCATCACTAGAGTTCTTTAAACTAAGCGTAAACGTGCCCGATGGATCATTATGTAAATAAACTTTTATAGCGATAGCTTTTAAACTGCGCTTCTCTGAAACAGTAAAAAGCTGTTCTAGGCTAGTTTCCTTAAATTCGTGAACGATATGACTACTCATAAACACTCGATTAGACTAATAGAAAAGTCATACAATTTAAAACGTGTATTTTTTTTCGGTGGAATAGATTCAAGATAACAATACATTGCGTTTCTTTCTAGTTCCGTTACCACCTCTTCCGTATTATCTAAGACCACCCAAAGGGGAGAAACTTTACTGTGTTCATCTCCGAGAGCTTGCATGATTGTCAAATTTTCCAGACTAACATATTGATAGCTACCTTCTAACCTTTTTTGTTTCTTCGTAATAACATCAATAAATCTTTGACCACTTTCATTAGTCTGAATTTTTGAAAAATCCTTTTCTGTATACGTCCAACCTAGAACCATATCATCATTTATAAAAGTGACTCGCTTTCCAAGAAATATTTTCCCTGCCTCGCAATAAGTTGTTCCCACTGAGTTAGTAAACGTGAACCGCCAAAATCTTAATTTCTGCTCTGTAATATCCTGATACATAAAATTATAATTAATATTATCTTCATCAGGTATAAAAGTTTGACTGAAAACTGGTGCCGCAAAATTACTCGTTATATTCGCTTGAACTAACACCGTTTCCCAATCGATCGAATTAAATAAAATAGAATTTACTTCCACCGCACTAACACAATCAACGTCAATAACGAAAACCCTGTTAGTCCCTCTTGCTTTTTTTGTTGCAAGCGGATTCTTTAAATTAGCTAATGGATACTGTGCATTTTCTGTGGTCGAACTAATGACAGTAGTATCTCGATTAATTAAGTTATAGGAAAAATATCTTACGCTAATTGGAAGCCTCCTGCTAGTTCCTTCCGAACCGTTCGGGCGATCTCCCTTCCATCGATCTCAATTATGTTTTTCTGATTCATAATTGCCGCCGCAAGGTTATTTAACGCCTCAGCTGTTTCATTTCTACCACTATTACCATTTCCCTGTGCCATACTATAAAGTTCTCTCTGTTGACTTTTTGTGTAAACCGCCTCGCCACCATTTACGTTTATAGTCTTTTTATCGCCTACGCTTGGCCCTTCAACTATCCCACCTTTGAAATATGATTTAGCACTGACAATTTTCGACACTTGAGCTAAACCAAGTGCTATCGTAGACGCAACCGCCACGGGTTTCATCCAAGTTGGAACAAGAGGATCGGCCAAGGCTTG